CTGCTGCCAGTGACGATGGTGACGATACTGATGACTTAGAGATTCAAGGCCTGGATGCAGACTATAATTTACAAACAACGACAGTTACTCTTACAGGACTCACCCCCGTAAACGTACCAGGGACTTGGAAGAGGGTCTTTAGGTTAAGATATAGAGATACTAGCAATGTCGGCCTAATATTGGTCAAGACAGGTTCTACGGTAGTAGCAGCTATTGACGAACTAGAAAACTCTTCAGCTATGGCAATTTACACCGTCCCTGCAGGATATACGGCTCGCATGACTAACTACACAGTTAGTACTTCGAAAGGATCAGAGGCAGCTATTCGTATGAAAATACGCCTCGATGGAGACCTGTTCAACACAGAGCACTTGGTTGAGAGCTTCCAAAATGTTACTACCCAGGAATTTACAAAAGGGTTCCAATTTCCTCAAAAAACAGATATAGATTTTGTGGCGACCGGAATAACCACCAACGGGCAGGTAGTAGTATCTTTCGAGCTGTTACTAGAGAGAAATTATAGATAATGACAGACTATCACCCAGCAGACACAAATGGAGATGGCAAGGTATCTAGCGCAGAAGAGGCTATGTACCTTGAAGCTCGCCGAAAGGAATTAGAAGATCAAGACGCTATGCGAGATGCGCAAAGAAACATGGCCTGGTTTGCACTTGGTGGAATGTTACTTTATCCCTTCGCTGTAGTAATTGCGGAACTAGTAGGTTTGGAGAATGCGTCAAAGACTCTGGGAGACATGGCTCCTACCTACTTTGTTTCCGTAGCCGCTATTGTTGCAGCATTCTACGCTAAAGAAGCAGTCGGTAAAAAATAACTAACAGGAATATAAAATGGCAGTTGAAGTAAGTCGGAGAGATGTAGTTTCTGACGAAATAGTTGAATTACAATCTGAGGCAAGGTTTCTCAAACTCCCCGTAGCTCCTTATTTGGATCTACTAAATATCACACCTCTACCCTCGCAGATAGCAATTATCAATGCGGTGAATAACCCTAAGTATCGTTTTATCTCTGCGGCTATTTCTAGACGTCAAGGTAAAACATACATTGCGAACATTATTGGACAGCTTGTATCTCTAGTGCCCGGCTCTACAATCTTAATCATGTCTCCTAACTACTCCTTGTCTCAGATTTCTTTTGATCTACAAAGGAACTTGATTAAGCACTTTGATCTAGAGGTTACAAAAGATAACGCTAAAGATAAAGTGATTGAAATATCCAACGGCTCTACAGTACGAATGGGTTCTGTAAACCAGGTTGACTCTTGTGTAGGCCGTTCTTATGATCTTATTATCTTTGACGAAGCCGCACTTGCAGATGGCAGAGACGCTTTCAACGTAGCACTCCGACCTACCCTAGATAAACCAAATTCAAAAGCAATTTTTATCTCTACCCCACGGGGACGCAATAACTGGTTCTCTGAGTTCTTCATGCGAGGCTTTTCAGATGAGTTTCCAGAGTGGTGCAGTATTCGTGCAACTTATAAAGATAATCCGCGTATGTCTGAGAGCGATATTTCAGAAGCACGAAAGTCTATGTCAGAGGCAGAGTTTAAGCAGGAGTACGAGGCCGACTTTAATACTTATGAAGGTCAAATCTGGAACTTTAATTTCGAGACTCAGGTGCAAGACCTTGCTAGTTTTGATACTAGAAGAATGGATGTGTTTGCCGGCCTCGATGTCGGTTTTAGAGACCCAACCGCAATGTGTGTAATTGCTTACGATTGGGACGCAGAGAAGTTCTATTTACTAGACGAGTACTTTAATAACGAGAGAACCACAGACCAGCATGCAGAACAGATCCAAAAACTCATTGATCGTTGGGATATTGATTATATTTATATTGACTCAGCTGCTCAGCAAACAAGGTTCGATTTCGCGCAGAACTATGGAATATCAACTATTAACGCGAAGAAATCTATCATCGACGGAATTGGCCATGTTGCAGCCATTATCGACAACGACGCCCTCTTTGTTGATCAAGCTGCGAAGGAATCGCTCGCCTGTGTAGATGCCTATCAGTGGGATCCAAATCCTAACCTAGTACGCGAAAAGCCAAAGCATAATATGGCATCGCATATGGCGGATGCACTTCGATATGCGCTCTACTCATTTGTTACTGCGAATCAATCCTTCTAGCGATACCTAGTGAAAAATAGTTATTGACAAGTGACCTTAAAGTAGATATAATTCTTCTATTGAAAAAATCAAGAACCGGAACCAAAATGCCTAAGCTAAAACGCGATGTAGTAAAGTATGTAAGGGACAAAGCAAAGTCCAAGTACGAAAAAGCGACAGAGTGTCGTATTTGTGGCGAAGCAGAACAACTTGATTTTCACCATTTTTATAGCCTGACTCCATTGTTGAATCAGTGGCTTACTAAGAATAGGCATAATCCTGAGTACATAATGGCACTTAGGGACGACTTTATAGAAGAGCATCATGCTGAGCTATATGACCACACAGTAACACTGTGTCATACACACCACTTAGGCCTTCACAAAATATACGGCAAAGACCCCGCGCTAGGGACTGCAAAAAAACAAATGCGCTGGGTAGAGATTCAAAGAGAAAAACATGGCTTGGTATAACCCTTTTGAAAAGACAGTAGTGGAGACGGTTGAGAAGCTCAACCCTATTCAGCAGTACGTCCAGGAAATTAACTCAAGCAGAGAAGACCACACTAGCTATGAAAGGTTCTACGAAGAACTAGAGATTGTTAATCGTGGTGTGAATATGATCGTTGATGATGTTGCTGAGATTCCCGTACGTATAGGCGACGCTACCAAAGGACAAAATATCGTAAAAGGTCTTAAAAAATCTAAAGTTGATCTCTTACTTAACAAAGAGCCTAACCCTTTTCAAGATATAAATACGTTTAAACGTAACCTAGTTACAGACTATCTTTTAGACGGTAATATCTTTATATACTTTGATGGCGCACATCTATATCATATACCTGCCGATAACGTTACTATTCATAGTGACACAAAGACTTATATTGAGAAGTATACGTATAACGATGTAGACTACTCTCCAGATGAGATCATCCACATCAAAGAAAACTCCTTCTACAGCACCTACCGTGGCGTTTCTCGTTTGAAGCCTGCTGTGCGTACAATGAAGATTATTCGTGCTATGCGTACGTTCCAAGATAACTTTTTTAATAACGGTGCTGTTCCTGGCTTAGTACTCAAGTCACCTAATACTCTTTCAGATCGCATTAAAGAGCGTATGATGGCCTCTTGGCAGGCTCGTTACCGTCCAGACAGTGGCGGACGTAGACCTCTTATTCTTGATGGTGGCTTAGAAGTAGACTCCATCTCTGATACAAATTTTAAGGATTTAGACTTTCAAAACGCAATCTTAGAAAACGAGAAGATTATTTTGAAAGCTCTCGGAATCCCTCCAATCCTTTTAGACTCTGGTAATAATGCTAACATTCGCCCAAATTTACGTTTGTACTATTTGGAGAGCATACTTCCTATACATCGAAAGATGAATTATGCACTAGAGAGATTTTTTGGTTTCGAGATTAAGGAAGATGTTACAGAGATACCTGCTCTTCAACCAGAGCTACGAGATCAGTCAGCCTACTATACTTCTTTAGTAAATGGAGGTATTATTACTGCAGCAGAAGCCAGAGAGCGTCTAGGCTTTCAAGAAATTGACAATACACAAGATATTAGAGTTCCTGCAAACATAGCAGGTTCCGCAGCCAACCCCGACGAGGGTGGAAGACCACAAGAGGACACAGAAGATGGCAGTGACTAACACTAGAAAGAAAAACCGAATTGTAAGAGAGGTAGGAATGTACTTTGCAGAGCAAGGTAAAGTTTCTACTTTCTACGAATATAAATCAGATGGCAAACGACCTAAGGGTATGAGCCCTAAATATATAATGAGTAATTTTAAGGGGTGGGAACACTTCCTACAGTATTTTAAACTACTGGAACCAGAACTTTGGAATCTAGCTAATGGCATCAAGCCTGAGCCAGTTAAGCCAAAGCCAGTTGTAAAGAAGCCAGCTGTAAAAAAGCCAATAGCACCTGCTAAGCCTAAAGTTGCTAAGCCTGCTAAAGTTAAAGTAGAGAAATAATATGAATAAGATTTTTAATCTAACTTCTACCTTTAAAGCTGCAGAAGCTGACGATGGGTCTGTAATGATTCGAGGAATGGCTAGTACAGCAGACTTTGATCGTGCAGGCGATACAATCTCAGCAGAGGCTTGGACAAAAGGTGGTTTACAAAATTTTGAGAAAAACCCAATTATTCTGTTTAATCATGACTATGATCGACCAATTGGTCGAGCCACAGGTATGAAAGCAGGACCTAATGGTTTAGAACTCGAATGTAAGATCAGCAAAAATGCCCCTGGCAATGTTGCTGAACTCGTTAAGGACGGTGTCCTTGGAGCCTTTTCCGTCGGTTTCAAAGTCAAGGACGCAGATTACATCAAGGAAACCGATGGACTAATGATTAAGGACGCTGAGTTGTTTGAGGTATCGGTTGTTTCCGTACCATGCAATCAGTCAGCTACTTTTTCGCTCGCGAAGTCTTTCGACTCAACTAATGAGTACGAAGAATTCAAAAAAACTTTCACTAATCGTGTAGATCTAG